AGTCCTACGCAGAAGCATACATTACAAGTCCATCAAAGAACATTGCACCAGGTGAGCAAACAACACTGACAGAGACACTACCCGGTTCTGGTGAGTTTCAAACTGGTGAATACTATGAGTTTGCATGGGCATTTATCAAAGATGGAAAGATAGGTGCACTGTCAGAGCCATCTGAAATTGAAATTACAGTAGACAATGGTGCTATTAAGTTACAGTTTACAAGTTGGGATGACATCCCCATACTTGCAGATTCTTACAACAACAAAGACCAAAGTCCTGCACAGTGGGAGGGGTATCGTAAAGTTGTGGTATGGAACAAAAACTTTGACAAAGCAACTGGTGAACGCAAAGGTTTGCCGTGTTGGTTGTTTGTAACCAATGGTAAAAACACTTCATCGGGCACTCGTAACGATATAGAGTACTTAAAACCGATTGTCGTAACAGACACCGTTTCATTTGTAAACATTGTAAAGAAGGACCAACTAGACAACGGTTCAGCACGGTATGTAGAGATTGATGGGTTGCATCAACAAATCAGACCATACCCACGCCCAATTGGATATGACTACGAAGTAGATAGGGTAGTGGAACAAGACACAGTTATTGTTTACCATGACTATGTACGAGAGATGGTAAGACGATACATGGTCAAGCCAAAAGACATGCTACTCAATACAGATGTGCCACAGATGCCATATGAGTTTCATCAACTGATTGTATACAAAGCACTCGAAGACATCTACTTGAAGTTGGGTCAACAAGGATTGGCAGCAACGTATGAGAAGAAATACATGAAAGAAATCAATGGCCTGGCCAAACGATACGTAGACAAAGTAGACCAGCAAGTACAGCGTGGTCGCTTCCATATGTCAACCGGTCGACCAACGTATGATGGTTCTTCGTTACGGAGACTTCCATGAAACCACAACGGTTCAGAAAGTATGTGCCATGTGGTGGTGTCAATGAAGTACTGACACCCAACCTAGGTGATGCCAATCAAATCTTTAACTGTCGATGGGCAGATGAAGATGGGTGGGTGGCTAACATCGGATTTGAGAGTTGGTGGCAAGTACCATCTAGTTTCACAGTGACCAGTGCCATTATGGACACGTACTTTACAGACAAAGTAGATGCTGTGTACCAATGGAAGAGACAAGGTACCAAGGACATCTACACGTTTGTAGAACAAGGTGGAAACCTATACTACATGCTGGGCAACAAGAACGGTGGTAATTTTGACGCTGACATTGTGACGATTGACACTGACCGATACATACCCAAACTAGGCGATGTAGGTTCACAGTTTGTTAACCTAGGGCAACACTTACTCATCATCAATGGACGTAACCGAGCAATACTTTTTAGTGGTGATCAAGTCTACCGTGACTTTGGTTTTGTACTTCAGACACCATCTGCCAATCCACTTGACGTGGATACGGACTATCAAAACGGTGATGTTCTTAGTGGTGGTGCTGCTGTTTGGTTTGGTCAAAACTCACAGTATGGACTAGGCACTTTGGTATTTGATGCTGATGGTGATGTGGTTGAAACACCATATACGTACAACTACAAGATGTCTATGATTACAGACTTGGGTGCTGAATCACCTTTGTCGGCTACACAGAGTGTTTCATGGTCATTACCAGATGCTAGTCCTGCGTACAGATACGGTGTAGCACTTGACCTACCAATAGGACAAGAGGGTGTGGTTGCTAGACGTATCTACAGAACCAAAGAGATAAACGACAACGGTGAGATTTACTACTTTGTGGCTCAACTCGATGAGAACTCCAGTCGATTCTATATTGATGCGATGCCAGATAAGTTTCTAGTAGACCAAGCACCATCGTTTACAGAAAGTGCAGCAATCACAACTGATTGGAAGTACGGTGAAGTATGGGACAACAGACTGTGGCTCGCAGCAGGTAGTCGTATTATCTATTCTGATAGTGGTATTTTTGAACAGTTTGGAGCTTTGGCATACTTTGACTTGGGTAACCAGACTGGTGGCGACATTACACAGATGGTTGCCTTCTATAACAATCTGATTGTATTCCGAGAAACAGCTGTCAACATTATCAGTTTTGATGCAGGTTCTTATAACATTAGCACCATCACTAACACACTAGGAACAGTAGCCAGTAACGCAGTAACTGTCATACCACAGTTGGGTGTTGTGTTCATCAATGAACAAGGTATTTGGATGCTGTCAGGTGGTTTAAATGGTGGTGCATCCATACAGATGCAGAAGATAAGCAAGCCCATCGACAAACAACTAAAGCGTGTCAATCATTCAATGATGCACAAGGCTATTGCTGCGTACTCCTATCGAGAAAAGGAAGTGTGGATACACGTACCGACAGACGATGAGACAACGCCTGGCTTTGGGTTTGTATTGCACTTAGAGCCAAACGTACCTATGTGGTCCTTCAGAACCACTTTGGAAGATTCTAGCAAGTCATACTGGAGTGCCATGACAAATACCGTCAATGGCTATTTCCTGCTTGGCAATGACCCGAACTGGACACCGGCAGATGATGCAGTCACCAATAAGTTTGGTCCACTACAAGTGATGAGTGCTGCCAATAGTTGGGGTCAGACATCTACCATTACTGCATACGGTGATAACGTTGTAATGACAGTTACAGACACAGCGCATGAAGGCGCAATCTGGGAGAGTGCTTGGTACGCCTACGACGACAACAGTGTCAAGGTTCGATACTACAGTGTAGAAGTGCGTATCATGTCATACGGTGACAACAACTTCGACTTTTACTATGGGGTAGACTACTCATACGTAGAGAACGCCACCACATCGCAGAAACAAGCAAAGTCTGAAACGGTGTATACCTTGAATGAGGACCCGGTATTTGGCCCCACAGACCGCAGTATTACCAAAGTGCCTTTCAAGGTAAACCAAAGTAAACTAACCGAAGGCAGGTTGATCACATTGCGATACGATGTAAACACACAACTGTGTGATCAGTTTCAGTTTGGCATCAAGACCACCAATGACCAAAGATGGCATCTGGTGTCATTCAACTTGCTATCGGATGCACAGGCTATGCCTGCACTCAACCAGTCTACAAGGACTTCACGATGAAAGTATTTACGCAAGTAGGTCAAAAGAACTATGACCAGGTAAAGCCAGAGAACATCAATGACAACACACGCGCTGTAATTGGTGAGTACAATGGTAGATTGGATGGTCAAAACTTTCCAGTGGATACCATAGACAAACTTAAACTAGCACCACCAACACTAACATCACAAAGCACTTCAAACGTGTATGGATTCAAACACGAAGGACAAACACAAGACTATCACTTTGTTAGACGCTGGAATACCTATGAAGGCAGTGTTAATATACACTTACCACTGGTATCTTTTGACTTGCAAAACAACAGTTGGTCTAGCGGTTGGAACGATTTGTCTGATATAGATGCTGCCTTCAATGACTTAGTATTAGAGTTTGATGCCAAGAGCGGAACACTTAACGGATGTTTCGACATAAACTTTCGACATGGTATGGACATTTTAGAAAACTCTAATCAAACTGCTGTACCGTGGTCGGAGAACTGGTGGTCACGATGGGGTTTGTTTTGCAATGACATATTAATTGCAGAAACTGGTAGGGTGTATCCAAGACTAGCAAACTTATCTATTCCATTTAAGTTTTTTGTGGGAAGTCAACCTGTGCGATTGCAACTAAAATGGCAAACAATCACAACAAATCCAGAAGATGAACTTGGTGTTGATGACAATCCTATTTCCATCATGGAAATATACGGTGCATCAATTTGGGCTTGCAATACAAAGAGGTAAACATGGGACGTATTAGCAATCAGTATTTTGGAGAAGGTCAAGCACCAACTGCACCGCAACTAAATGCTGTTTATGATAGTGTTGCTGGTGATGATATTGAGGATGTAAACCTAGATACTGAGTGGGCACAACGTGAGCATTTCAGTAGTTCAAACTCAATTGTTAATCTATATACGTTTGACTATGATGGAGTTGTAAATTGGACGACAACTAGCACTGCATTTGCAACCATTGAAAATGTGGCGACAGAACCAAGCAAGGTAGAACCAAACTACAGTACACATTCTGATGTCGTTATTCGTGTTCATGCCAGTGGTCTTGTAGGTATTGTTGATTTAGATACGGACGATGGCGATGGTTCATTGGCAGAGATTGACCACAACACCTACGCCTTTCGATTGCTCATGTCTTTAAATAGTAGTGGTACACCAAGTACTGTTGACATGGCAAACTGCACATACAGTTTTACTCCAAAAGGTGCTTACACCACTGAAGCAACAGGCACACAACTTAAAATTAATTACGTAACATTTTGTTTTAGTGGACTGTATACTTTGCCAGCAGGTAATGTTATTGATGCCATTGAATTGCAAGCGTGTGTTGGGCTAACAAACAATGAGATAAACATTCAGCATAATCACATACAAGTTATCATTGTGGAGAACTAATGGGATTTACAAAGCCATATACATATGTAAATGATACAGTGTTATCAGCAACTGACCATGCGTCAAACGAAGATAAGCTGAGGTCTTATGTCAATCAAGAAATCGAAGATACAGACGTGGATACTGATACCATTGTTGGAGAGAGTATTGCTACCCCTAGGCTTGTATCTTCTGTACAAACTGCTGACTTTGTTTCTCAACCTTCACAGGGTGTATCAAAGTTACGACTCCCACAAGAATATAGTTGGTTCACAGCGACCACTAAGAGCGACAATCAAATCTCTACTACGGTAGAAGACTACCAGTCACTAACAGACACCGGTTCAGAAGTAGTCATTACTAAAAATAATACCAAAGTAATGATTACTTTTTATGCCAAAGCTTTTGGGCAGACTAACTCAACTGTAACTAGAAGTCCAGGCAACGGCAGATGGGACAATAGATTCTTGCTTATTTATGAAAAAAGCGGGATTTTAACTGAATATACAGGAACGTCTACATATGTTTTTGAACTGTATACAGGTGTCGTACCTACGCCAGGCTCACCAGGTGGTGCAGCGGTTGACGCTGGCGCAGAAGGTACCGCAGCAGGACATCGCAGCATAATGATGACCCGTATGCTAACATTAGATGCAGGAAGATATAAGTTTTCAGTGGCAGTCAATGCCAAAGTTGAGAAGGGCAACATTAACTGTCAGTCTTTTACAATAGAAACATTTCATGTGTAGGTGAACTATGGCAATCGGAACAATAGGTACAACAGCAGGTTTGATGGCATTGAAGGCAGCGGCGGCAAAAGGTGGGGCAGCCTTGGGTGCTAATGCGTTAGGTCAAAGTGCATTGTTAAGTGGTGCAGGTACGGCTATTGGTGCGTT